TGATATTGTAAACTATCCTCCAGGAACTACACCAGTTGCTTATTACAAATTAGATAATACAGCAGAAGACGAAACAGGAACCTATGATGGAACAGCTACAAATGTAAATTATACTTTTGGTCGTTTTAGTCAAGCTGCGGTATTTAATGGGAGTAGTAGTTATATAAACTTAAATTCTGCTATATTACCCGCGAGTGTTTTTTCTGTTTCTTTTTGGGTTAACGTAAATTCTTTGGTTAATGAATGGATATTTTCTCAATATACAGGAGGTGTTACTGGAAGATTTATTTTCAATATTACCTCTACAGGAGGCTTTCAAATAAATGTCAGTAGCACAAATTCTCTTTCAACAACTAATATTCCTGTAATAACTATTGGAAATTGGCACCATGTTGTTGTAGTTAAGGATGGTTCTAACGGTTGGACCTTGTATGCTGATGGTCAGCCGCACAGTACTTGGACAAGTACGGAAAGCATTATTACTAATCAAAACACAATACTTGGTGGCGATGATTCGGTTACAGCATACAATCTTGATGGTAATCTTGACCAAGTAAGAATATACTCAACTGTTATTTCAGCAGGTCAAGTAACTGAACTATACAACGAAAAACCTGAAACAGATACATCTAACTTTAATACTGTGTTGTATGAGGGAAATTCTACAACCAATTATATTTCTAATGTAGGATATGATTTAGATGTTGATAATGGTGGCGATGGAGGTTTAGTTTGGCTTAAAAATAGAACAACCGTTAATAGTCACGCTGTATTTGATTCAGTTAGGGGAGCAACTAAAAGATTAATACCAAATTCAACAGGGGCGGAAGCTATTGCAACAACAAATTTAACTTCATTTGATGCAAATGGATTTTTTCTTGGAAATGCGGGAGGGGTTAATGGCAGTGGGAATGATTACGTTGCTTGGGTTTGGAAAGGCGGAGGCAATGCGGTTTCAAACACAGATGGAAGTATAGCTTCAACCGTTAGTGCAAATCAAGCAGCAGGGTTTAGTATTGTGAAATATACAGGGAATTTAACTGCTTCTACTGTAGGAACAGGACTGTCAAATGCTGCTGAATTGATAATAGTTAAAAGAACAGACAGTACGTCAAATTGGTTTGTTTATAGCCAACCAACAGGAAACACAAAATATTTAAACCTTGACACTGCAGGAGCAGCAGCTACTTTTAATGTTTGGAATAATACGAGTCCAACAAGTAGTGTATTTAGTTTAGCTGCACAAGGTGATGTAAATGCTTCAGGAGGGTCTTACATATCCTACTGCTTCCATTCAGTTGCAGGATATAGTAAGATAGGTACTTATGAAGGATTAGGTACTTCAACTGTTACTGTTTCGGATGTAGGATTTAAGCCATCGTTTATAATAGTAAAAAACATTGACGCGAGTGCTAATTGGGGTATGTATGACTTAAGAAGAAGCACAGTTCCAGACAGGGCAAATGGTCTTTTATATCCTAATTTAACTAATGCAGAAGTAAGTAATAGTAGCACTTATTACTTTGATATGAATGATAATGGGTTTGTTGTTAGCGCATCTAATCACGAACAACAAAACCTAGCAGGTAGAACATACCTCTATATGGTATTTAAATAATGTACAAAATGTAAACCTAAATAATTATGAGTAATTATAAACCATAACCTTAAAACTAATTTAAACCAAAAAAAATGACTTATTTTTACACCCTTAAAACAAATTCGTGGTCAAATGATCAAAACCACCTAATCCCAGAAAAAACTTTGAAACTGTGGAGGCGTTACGTTAAAAAAAAGAATTGGCGAATAACACAACTTCCTAATGGCTATTACCAGGCCGAATGGATTGATTTCAACGAAAAATGGACTGGAATTACAAGGCGTGAAACAATTGAGGAAGCTGAAAAAGGAATTGAATCTTCAATTGAGCATTACACTAAAAAATTAAAACTTTCTGAAGGGCCAGTTGTTGTAAAAACCTTTTAAATAAACTACTTAAATTAAATCTAATTAAATTATGTCAGACGCAATCGTCAAAAACTTAAGCTTTGGAGATGAAGCTAAGGAACAATTATTTAAAGGTATTGAAAAACTCACGAAAGCCGTTAGCTCGACATTAGGAGCTAGCGGTAAGCGTGTAATATTAGAGGACAGTGCGGGAAAACCCGTTATTACAAAAGATGGGGTAACTGTTGCAGATTCAATTATATTATTGGATCCTATAGAAAACATGGGTGCTACACTTTTAAAAGAAGCTGCTAGAAAAACTGTTAAAGAAGCTGGCGACGGAACGACAACGGCTACAGTACTAGCGCACTCAATATTAAAAGAAGCTTATCCTAAATTAAAAGAACTTGGCCCTAGAAAAGTAAAACAGGGTATTGATGATGCAATAGATAAAGTAATTAAATATCTTGAAAATAATTCTGTTGAAGTAACAGGAGACATGATAAATCAAGTTGCTACTATATCTACTAATAATGATAAAGAATTAGGTTCAGTTATTGCAGAAGCTTTTAGATTAGTAAATGAAACAGGCATTGTTATGATGGAACAAACTGAATCATCAGAAACTACTGCGGAATTAATTGATGGCATCCAATATGAGCAAGGATTAACTAATTCTCATTTTATTACTAAAAAAGATAATAGAGTTGCTGAGTTAGAAAAAGCTTATGTATTACTTATAGAATCTCCGGTTGAAAATATAAGAAAAATACAATCAATATTAGAGTTTGTTATTAAAAATAATAAACCTCTACTTATAATTGCTGATATGGACCCAACAGTTATATCAGCATTAGCAATGAATAAAGTAAAAGGTAATATAAAAGTAAATGTTATAAATGCTCCAGTATATGGGGTTAATAGAAAAGATACATTTTCTGATATTGCTTTATTAACCGGTGCTACAGTAATAAATGAAGATTTAGGTGATGATATGGATTTGATTCAACCTGAACATTTAGGTTTTTGTGAAAAAGCTGTTACTAATGATACTGAAACAATAATTAAAGTATCTGATATTCCAGAAGCTGTAGAAGAATTAATTAAAAGTGTTAAGCAAGATCTTAAAAAGGCAACTGTTCCGCCTGAAATACAAAAGCTTGAAAAAAGAATAGCTAGATTATCAGCTAAAATTTCTACCGTAAAAGTTGGTGCAGATTCAAGTATAGAATTAAAAGAAAAAACCGATAGGGTAGAAGATGCTATTTGTGCCACAAAAGCCGCCATTAAAGAAGGTATTGTTGCTGGCGGTGGTGTTGCTTTGTTAAATGCTTCTATGTTTATCAAACCTAAAAATGAAGCTGAAAGCATACTTTTTAACGCAATTAAAGCCCCGTATTACACTATTTTAGACAATGCTAATATTAATGAACCTCATTCAGAAAAGAAAGGATGGGGCTTAGATGTGATAACGGGTAAGTCGGTTCAAATGGTTAAAGCGGGAATAATTGATCCTTTACTTGTAACTAAAGCCGCCCTTAAAAATGCTGCATCTGTTGCAACTACTATTTTATCTACTGATTGTATAATTAATAATTTAAGAGTTAATGAAGGCAATAGGTAGAAACTTAATTATAGAAAAAGAAAAACAAGGATCCTCAAAAACTAAAGGGGGATTAATCCTTGGAGAAAAGCAAAGAGAAGATTTAAGATATAACAAGGCAAAAGTTATATCTATAGGTTCTGATATTAAAGGTATAAATGAAAATGATTATATCTATTATGATAGTCATGCTGGTCATAATATTGAAATAGATAAAAAAATATACCAGGTAATAAAAGATTCTGATATAGTAATAGTTTTATGAAAAGGTTAGAAGCAAGGGATGTAAAAGATATGAACTTGCTAAAACATTATAGAATAATACGTAAGTGGGCTGCAAAAAATAATAATATAACTGATGCAGATTTAGAGCTTTTAATATATCTTGACTGTATTGACCTGTTTACTAAAATTGATTTTAAAATGGGTGCTTATTCTTATAGCTGGAACAACAGAAGATGGAATAGTTTATTAAAAGAAGGTTGGGTTGTTGTATGGAGAAAAAGAAATATGACTACCCAAAAATATCATATATACAAAGTTTCTTTTAAAGGTAAACAGCTTATAAATAAAATGTATAAAATGATGTTAGGAGTAGAAGATATTCCAACCAGCGAGCGAAGAAACGTAATAATGAAAGGTGAAACCTACACTAATAAAGTACTAAAGGTTTCTATTGATAATGTTAATAAAGATAAATATAGATAATTATGAAACTAAAAGATCCAAAAATCAGTTTAATTGAAAAAGCTGGAGTTGTAGGCGCTAATGCAGTATGGGATGGCCCCTTAGATACTGATGGCTTTCCAATGGGCAAAGGCTCTAGCTCAGGTATTAATGGTATGGAGGTAAAAAAATACCCCGTATCTTATTCCGCCGGCCCTATTACTCAGAAGGCTAAGGCTTTTAAGTAGTAGTTATGGGTATTTCAGATATAAGATTATATGTAGCAAACATTATTACGTTAGGTGTAACTATGACACAAATAGAAATATCATTGAAAATAATTTTATTATTAGTTACAATTGGTTATACCTTATCAAGGTGGGTTAATTTAAAAAAATAAATAATGGCTTATTCTCAAAATTCTTCTCCATTCTTAAAAAAAGGAGATGCTCCGTCTCGCAAAAAATCTTTAGGATATTATGCAGAAGTAAAAAAGAACGGCGGCACTGGTGGTAAAGCCGGTGGTGGTATGACAGAAAAAGGGGTTAAAAAATATCGCAAAGACAATCCAGGCAGTAAATTAAGTACAGCCGTAACAACTCCACCTTCTGAATTAAAAAAAGGTAGTAAAGCCTGGAAAAGAAGGAAATCTTTTTGCGCACGTTCAAAAAGCTGGACAAGCGAAAGGGGCAAAGCTGCAAGAAGAAAATGGAATTGTTAAAAAAAAATATATAAAATATAAAAAAATGGACAAAGCAAATAAATACGATTTGAAAGAAGCTTATAATAAAAATCTTACTGATAAAGCTAGATTGCATTATTTAGAAAACCTACAGCACGATGCACACAGTCGTAAAGGCTATGCGGGTAGTTATTCTGGATCACACCCTAAATTTTCTTCACCTGCTGGATTAATGGGTCAACCTCAAGGATTAGCACAAGCGCAAAACTTGCAACAAATGCCGTTAGATTCAAATTATAATCCCGTAGCGCAAGTTCCTGTTCCAACGTCTACTATGGGTACTGTCCCTACGACCACTGGTGTTGATCCTACGACCATTGGTGTTGATCCTACACAATTGATGGCTCCAACTTATTATAAAAAATATTAATTTTAAAATAATGCAAAAAGCCGAGGGATTAGGAGATACTATAGAAACAGTTTCTAAAGGTTTGAATATACCATGCGGGTGTAAGCATCGAAAAGAAAAAGTAAATACCTTAATATTCCCATATAAATAATGGCTTTTAAAATCTTCCCACCTTACGCATTGAATAATACACCTATTTATACAGTAGATTTAGAGAATAATGTTTTAGGCAAAGCAAATAATAATGGTAGTATTATAATAAATAAAAATTTAAACCCTTCACAAATAAAAAAAGTTATTGACCACGAGATGGTACACGTGGACCAATTTAAAAGGGGGGATTTGGATTATGATGATAAAAACGTATATTGGAAAGGTAAAACTTATCCAAGATCTAAGATGAAAGAAGGGAGCCCTACCCTTGCTTGGGAAAAAGAAGCTTACAATAAAACTAAAAAATAACTTAAAAATTAAAATTATGCCTAAAGGATTTGGATATGGTGGTGAGTCCGCCAATCAAGAAAAAAAGAATTTAAACAAAGATATGCCTGTTGTAAAACAAGCGTCTTGGATGTCAAAACATTCTATATCTGGTGGTTCTCCAGTTGCTATGGGTGGATCTTACAAGGGATCTGCTATGGAAATGAAAGGTGAAAAAAAGAAAGAAATATAAAATTTAGTTCGTAGTAAATGTGGAAATTATTAATTGGGTTATTAAAGGGCGGCAATAATAGAAAGTCAGTTGCTGGTAATTTAGCTTGGGAAATACGAGAAGCTATAAAAGGTAAAGAGTTAGACCCTAATGAATTAATTTCTATACAAGCAAAAATAAATGAAATAGAAGCTGGCCATCGAACCGTATTTGTCGCTGGCTGGCGTCCATTTATTGGTTGGGTTTGCGGTATTGCCTTAGCTTATAATTTTGTAATAAGAGACTTATTTATATGGGCACTAAAACCACAAGACGTGCCACCAGCATTACAAATGGAACATTTAATGACTGTTTTATTAGGTATGTTGGGATTAGGTGGTTTGCGAACGTACGAAAAAATAAAAGATAAAGTAAAGTAATAATAATTAATTTAAATTTAATCAAATGAAAAAAGTAGAAGAAAAAAAAGTAACTGAAGAGCAATTAGCTAAAATTAAAGACCAACAGATTTCAATGAGTAATAAATTGAGAGATGTAGGCTTTTTAGAACAACAAAAACATGTACTATTGCATGAGTACTCAGGAATGGCTCAAGAAATGGAAGAGTATAAAAAAGAGCTAGAAAAAGAATACGGAGCTATAAGTGTAGATTTAGAAACTGGAATTTACACAGAAATAGATTCATCAGAAATTAAACAATAAAATAAAATGTCAAGTATTATAAGAAAGATCAGTATTGGAGCTGATTATAAAAATGATGCTATGCATTACTCTATAGGGCAAGAAGTCTACGGTGGTCATAAAATAGCGTATATCATATTTGAAGATACTGACGGTTCTTATAATATTCATATTAAAAAAAACGATGAGGTGGTGCCATGGAAAAAGTTTAATACCAATATGGCAATCTCCGTAGAATATGATTTAAAATATGAATAGTCTTTATGATTTTATTGTTGAGCCTGTTGGTGAAAGGTATAGTAATACTATAGAAGTAGACAATTTAAAGCTAATTTTAAATACAAAAATTGAATCTTTTAAGTTTGTAAATAAAATAGCTAAGATAATAAGTGCTCCGCTTGCTTACAAAACTGTAATAAAGCCTGGAGATCACGTAATTATACATCATAACGTATTTAGAAGGTATTACGATATTAGGGGAAAAGAAAAAAATAGTAGTAAATATTTTAAAGATAACCTTTATTTTTGCCAACCTGATCAAATATATATGTATAAAAAACAAAATGAATGGAAGTCTTTTATGGACCGTTGTTTTGTGAAACCAGTTTTAAATAGAGATAATTTAACTCTAGATAAAACTAAAAGTCTTGTTGGTATATTAAGATATGGTAATAGCGCCTTAAACAAGCTTAAAATAGCTCCTGGTGACCTAGTAGGGTATACACCAAATAGTGAATGGGAATTTATTATTGATAATGAGCTTTTATATTGTATGAAATCAAATGATATTGTTATTAAGTATGAACATCAAGGAAACGAAATTAAATATAATCCAAGCTGGGCAAAAAGCAGTTGAGGAATTAATAAAAGTAGCTAAAGAAGCTATTATAGATAGTGAGGATGATATTAGTGCTGATAGATTAAAAAACGCAGCAGCTACAAAAAAGTTAGCAATATTTGATGCATTTGAAATTCTTACAAGAATAGAATCAGAAAAAAAATTATTAGAGAATAATGATACAGCTTCAAAGCAATTTGGAGGGTTTGCTGAAAAAAGATCTAAATAATGTATCAACAAGCATTATACAAAGTATTAGATAAGCATATAAAACCTAATACTTTAAAAAGATTAAATAGATTAAAAAAATTTAATTACGGCTATAATAAAGAGCATGATTTAGTAGTCATAAGTAAAAATGGCACGGTTGGTGAAATATATGAAATTCAAAATTTAAAAATTGGCTTACCGTTAATAGATAAAGTTTATCAAAGAGCAAAAGTAAACCAAGATCAGTATTGGGAAAAACTTCCTTTCCCAGAACAATTAATTAAAATAAAGTCTGTATTTGATTGGAATAAATACCCAGATAACTTTAAGGAAAATTGGTACGATTACATTGATAATGAATTTAAATATAGAGATGAAGGATTTGCGTTTTACAATAAAGGTATTCCAACTTATGTTACTGGTTCTCATTATATGTACTTGCAGCACACCAAGATTGATGTTGGGGCAGCAGACTTTAGAGAATCAAATAGACTATTCTTTATATTTTGGGAAGCCTGTAAGGCGGACCCCAGATGTTATGGTATTATCTATCTCAAAAATAGACGGTCTGGGTTTAGCTTCATGGGGTCATCAGAGGCTGTTAACCAGGCGACAATGTCAAGCGATGCTAGATTTGGAATTTTATCGAAGACAGGCTCAGATGCGAAAAAAATGTTTACCGATAAGGTCGTACCCATATCTACAAACTACCCGTTCTTTTTCAAGCCGATACAGGACGGAATGGACAGGCCAAAAACAGAGCTCGCGTATAGAGTCCCAGCGTCGAAATTAACTAGAAAAAAAATTGAAATAGGTGAAGAGCTGGAAGATATTGATGGCTTAGATACAACTATTGATTGGAAAAATACTGGAGATAATAGTTATGATGGTGAGAAATTAAAGTTATTAATTCATGATGAATCTGGTAAATGGGAACGGCCTGATAATATATTAAACAATTGGCGTGTAACTAAAACTACTTTAAGATTAGGAAGTAGAATAGTTGGTAAGTGTATGATGGGGTCTACATCAAATGCATTAGATAAAGGAGGAGAAAACTTTAAAAAACTTTACGATGGCTCAGACGTTACAAAAAGAAACCGCAATGGACAGACTAGTACAGGATTATATAGTTTGTTCATACCTATGGAATGGAATTACGAAGGATTCATTGATATGCATGGATTACCTGTATTCGACACCCCTAATGAAAAAATCAAAGGGATTGATGGTCAATGGATTGACACTGGAGTAATTGAGTATTGGCAAAATGAAGTAGAAGGATTAAAATCCGATCAAGACGCTTTAAATGAATTTTATAGACAATTTCCAAGAACACAAGAACACGCTTTTAGAGATGAAGCAAAACAATCATTGTTTAATTTGTCAAAAATATATGAACAAATAGATTATGTTGAAGAGGCCAAATATAGTGGCTTAGTTACTCAAGGTAATTTTCAATGGGAGAACGGTATAAAAGATACTAAAGTAATTTTTATGCCAAATAAAAATGGCAGATTTTTTATTACGTGGACACCTCCGTATCATTTGCAAAATAAAGTTATTATAAAAAATGGTATAAAATATCCTGGCAATGAAGACTTTGGGGCTTTTGGATGTGATAGTTACGATATATCGGGAACAGTGGATGGAAGAGGGTCTAAGGGATCATTGCATGGATTAACAAAATTTACCATGGCAGATGTACCCCCAAATCAATTTTTTTTAGAATATATTGCTAGACCTGATAATGCTGAAATATTTTTTGAAGACGTTTTAATGTCTTTAGTTTTTTATGGCATGCCAATATTAGCAGAGAATAATAAGCCTAGATTATTATATTATATCAAAAGAAGGGGTTATAGAGGTTACTCAATGAATAGGCCTGATAAAATATATAATAAATTATCGGTAACCGAGAAAGAAATAGGTGGTGTGCCAAACTCTAGTGAAGACATGAAACAATCACACGCAGCAGCCATTGAAACTTATATTAATGATCATGTAGGTTTTAATAATGATAGCTATGGAAATATGTATTTTATTAGAACTTTAAATGATTGGACTAAATTTAATTTAAATAACAGAACAAAGCACGATGCTTCTATTAGTTCGGGGTTAGCTATTATGGCTTGTAATAAAAATAGATATGCACCAATTTCTAAAAGAACATTTGAGCCAGTAAGCTTGCAAATAAGAAAATATAATAACGATGGAGTTACGTCAAAAATAATTTAAATAAATGGTTTATACAAATTACAATAGTTCATTTCCGGACCAAGTGGTATCTGACGAAGTAAAAAATAGTTACGACTATGGGCTACAAGTGGGGCAAGCTATTGAAAATGAATGGTTTAGGCAAGATACAGGCGGCGACCGTTATTTACAAAATTTTCAAAACTACCATAACCTTAGATTATATGCTAGGGGTGAACAGTCTGTTCAAAAATATAAAGATGAATTATCTATAAATGGTGATCTATCTTATTTAAATTTAGATTGGAAAATAGTACCTATAATACCTAAGTTTGTTGATATTATAGTAAATGGAATGGTAGACAAAGGCTATGAAATTAAAGCTTTTGCAAACGACCCATTTGCTATTAAAGAAAGAACAGATTTTGCTTTTAATGCATTACGTGATATTATTAATAAAGAGCAAATAGATCAATTAAACGCTCTTACAGGTGGTAATTTTTATGCTTCCGCAGATCCGGGTAGTTTACCAGCTACTCAAGAAGAATTGGATCTTTATTTACAATTAGATTATAAGCAAAGCATTGAAATAGCAGAAGAGGAGCTTATAAATAATGTTTTTGATTTTAATAAATATGATGAAACAAAAAGAAAGATAGCTTACGACTTAACTGTATTAGGAATTGGCGCTTCTAAAACAAGCTTTAATTTATCTGAAGGTATCAAAGTTAATTATGTAGATCCTGCAGCCCTTGTTTATTCTTATACAGAAGATCCCAATTTTGACGACATATATTATGTTGGAGAAGTTAAAAACCTAAGTCTTTCTGAAGTAAAAAAACAATTTCCTAATTTAACTAATGATGACTTAGAAAAAATTCAAAAATACAGAGGGCCAAGCAATTATAGTAATTACGTAAGAAATTATAGTGGTAATAATGATGATAATTTAGTTTCTATATTGTTTTTTGAATATAAAACTTACGCTAACCAAGTATTTAAATTAAAATATACTGATCAAGGTTTAGAAAAAGTACTAGAAAAAAATGACGAATTTAATCCACCTGAAAGCGATAATTTCGAAAGGATTAGTAGAAGTATTGAAGTATTATACACAGGGGCTAAAGTTTTAGGGATGTCTAAAATATTAAAATGGGATTTGTCAGAAAACATGACCCGGCCTTATGGTAATGTTACTAAAGTTAACATGAATTATTCTATTTGTGCGCCTAGACTATATAAAGGCAGAATCGACTCAACTGTAAATAAGATAACTTCTTTTGCGGATATGATTCAATTAACTCATTTAAAACTACAACAAGTTTTATCAAGAATTGTACCAGATGGAGTATATTTAGATATGGATGGATTAGCTGAGGTTGATTTAGGTAATGGAACCAATTACAATCCCGCTGAAGCTTTAAACATGTATTTCCAAACTGGTAGTATTGTTGGGCGCTCATTAACACAAGATGGAGATTTAAATAGAGGTAAAGTACCAATTCAGGAATTACAGACTTCAAATGGTATGTCTAAAATTTCTGCTTTAATTCAAACTTATCAATATTATTTACAAATGATAAGAGATACTACTGGATTAAACGAAGCTGTAGATGGTAGTTCACCTGATAAAAACGCATTAGTTGGTTTGCAAAAAATGGCTGCGGCAAATTCAAATGTAGCTGTTAGGCATATATTAAAAGCTTTAATGTATATTACTATAAGAAATGCAGAAAACATTGGTCTTAGGGTAAATGACGCTTTGCAATTTCCTTTGACTAAAGAAGCTTTGCTAAGCAGTATTAATACTTTCAATGTAAATACATTAGAAGAGATTGCTAAATTAGATATACACAATTTTGGTATATTCTTAGAGCTAGAACCAGAGGCTGAAGAGAAAGCAATGCTTGAGCAAAATATTCAAGTTTCATTGCAGCAAAATTCTATTAATCTTGAAGATGCTATTGATATTAGAGAAATAAGAAATATTAAATTAGCTAACCAAGTATTAAAATTAAGAAGGACTAAAAGAGCAGAACAACAACAAGCTGCTCAACTGGCTAATATTCAAGCGCAAGGCCAATCTAATGCACAAGCTTCAGAAGCAGCTGCTTTAGCTGAGGTGCAAAAACAACAAGCGCTAGCTGAAACAAAAGTGCAAATTGAAAAAGCAAAGTCTGAGTTTGAAATAAACAAAATGGAACAAGAAGCCTTAATTAAAAAACAATTAATGGCCGAAGAGTTTCAGTACAAAATGAAGCTTGCTCAAATACAGGTAGATGCACAAGCAACAAAAGAAAAACAAATAGAAGATCGTAAAGATCAAAGAGTTAAAATTCAAGGAACTCAACAATCTGAACTTATAGATCAAAGAAAAAATGATCTATTGCCCAAAGATTTTGAATCATCAGGTAATGATAATCTAGGCGGGTTTGGATTAGAGCAATTTGAACCGAGGTAAATTTTTTTATTAATTAATTTTATATTATTATATCATGGCAGAAGTACAAGTAAAGCAAGAGGGGGAATTTAAAATGAAAAAACCCACAAAACCAAAAAATTTAGTGCAAGAGCAAAAAATTACAAAAGTTGAATTAAAAGATTCAGAGCCACTAGATAAAGTACAAGAGGAGGTTACTAAAGTGGTAATTCCTAACGAACAAAAAACAGAAGAAAATGCCGTTCAAGAGTCAAGCACAGAGAAGGTGGATGTATCTAACCAATCCGGAGATGGCAAAAAAATGGGAGAAGGAAACGCCAAAGAGCAAGTCTCTTCCCAAGAAAGTCAAAAAGAAGAAGTAGAGTCTCCTATAAAATTAGTAGAAGCTAAAGCGGGCGAAAGTAATGAAGTTGCCGCTTCCCAACCGAAACAAAAAGAAGTATTACAAGAAACAAAAGTACCAGAATTACCTGAAGGAATAGATAAGCTTGTTAAGTTTATAGAAGAAACAGGTGGTACAGTGCAGGATTATGCAAGATTAAATGCTGACTATTCAAATATTGATAATAATACTTTATTAAAAGAATATTATAAACAAACAAAACCTCATTTAGATCAAGAAGACATTGATATTTTATTAGATGATTTTTCTTATGATGAAGAAATAGAAGAGGATAGAGATATACGCAAAAAGAAAATTGCGTTTAAAGAAGAGGTTGCAAAAGCCAAAAACTTTTTAGAAGAAACAAAGAGTAAGTATTACGAGGAAATTAAATTAAGGCCTGGTGTTACTCAAGAACAACAAAAAGCTATGGATTTTTTCAACCGCTACAATCAAGAAGAGCAAAATAGAAAGTCTATTATAGACGGGTTCGAAAAGACTACTGATAATTATTTTTCCAACAATTTCGAAGGTTTCGATTTTAATGTAGGATCTAAAAAATTTAAGTATTCTGTAAAAGATCCTGTTTCCGTGTCTGACAGCCAGAAAAATTTATCAAAGTTCGTTGAGACGTTCTTAAACGATCAAGGTGAATTACAAGACCCTGGAGGTTACCACAAGGCTCTCTATGCCGCTAGGAATACTGACCAAATTGTAAATCATTTCTATGAGCAAGGCCGTGCCGATGCTATTAAAGAACAGATTGCTAAAACTAAAAACATTACAACTGAGCCAAGACAAACAGCTGGTGGTGATGTGTTTATTAATGGATTAAAGGTTAGGGCTATTAGCGGAGCTGATTCGAGTAAACTAAAAATAAAAACAAAAAAATTTAACTAATTAAAAAAAATTAAAAATGGCAAATGTTTTACCCGCTTTTGGTTCGATTAAACCAAGTCAAAAGCAACAAATACTTAGCGATAACTACCTAAGTTTTACAGATGGTACTAATGACTTCGCGCAGCAGTATCTACCCGAAATTTACGAGCAAGAAGTAGAAAGATATGGTAACAGAACTCTATCTGGCTTCTTAAGAATGGTTGGTGCAGAAATGCCCATGACTTCTGATCAAGTTGTATGGTCTGAGCAAAATAGACTACACATTGCTTATGATAGTGTAACTGTTGCAACTGGAAGCACTTTAACATTCGTATTGAATGCTACTGCTGGAGCTAGTTTTGTAGCAAACGTTATTTCTGCAAATGATACTATTGTTCTTATGGATCCTGCTACAGGAAAAGAACTAAAGTGTTTTGTAGAAACTAGTGTTGATACTTCTCCTACTTTGGCCACCTTAACTGTTAAGCCTTATACTCAAGGAGATCTAGTTGCTACTGGTGGTGGTTCTGAAATTGATTTTACAGGATTGACAACTGGTAAGATTTTCGTTTACGGTTCTGAATTTAAGAAAGGAACCGCTGACGGTCGTGAGCGTTCTATTACACCTTCTTTCAGTCAATACAACAATTCACCTATCATCATTAAAGATAAGTATGCAATTTCTGGATCAGATGCTGCACAAATCGGATGGGTTGAAGTTGCTACTGAAGATGGAACTTCTGGATTTTTATGGTATCTAAAAGCTGAGTCTGAAACAAGACTACGTTTTGAAGACTATCTAGAAATGGCAGTTGTTGAAGGTGAGCTAGTAAGCGGAACTTCTACATTGACTGTAAAAGGTACTGAAGGACTTTTTGCTTCTATTCAATCAAGAGGTAACGTTCTTAATAACTTCAGCGGTGGAGCTACTGGACTTACTGAATTTGACAGCATTTTGAAAAATTTAGATACTCAAGGAGCTATTGAAGAAAACATGCTTTTTGTTAATAGAGGACTTGCTCTTGATATTGACGGAATGCTAGCTGGTGTTTCCGATGGTGCTCAAGGTGGTACTGCTTATGGATTGTTTGAAAATTCTGAAGAAATGGCATTGAATCTTGGATTCAGTGGTTTCCGAAGAGGATCTTATGATTTCTATAAGACAGATTGGAAATATCTAAATGATGCTTCTACAAGAGGTGCAGTAGCAGTTTCTGGTATTGAGGGAGTTTTGATTCCTGCAGGTACTTCAACTGTTTATGACCAAATTCTAGGAACTAATATCCGTAGACCTTTCTTGCATGTAAGGTATAGAGCTTCTCAGGCTGATGATCGAAGAATGAAATCTTGGATTACTGGTTCTGTTGGAGGTGCTTATACTTCAGCGCTTGATGCTATGGAAGTACACTTCCTATCTGAAAGATGTCTTGTTACTCAAGGTGCAAACAACTTCGTATTGTTTACAGCTTCTGCATAGACTATTGTTGTAATGATAAGGGGTATCGTAGTGGTGCCCCTTACTTTACATTTTTATTAATTATTTAATTATATTATATCATGGCTAAAAAAGCTAACCAAGCAGTAGAAAATATTGAGGTTGCACCTCAAGTAGTAAAAGAAAAAACTGTTGCTAAAGCACCAGTAAAATCTACAAAACCCGAATGGGAAATTAAAGACAGAACTTATTTGTTAAAAGGAGCACATCAGCCTATAACATATACAATTCAATCTAAACATTCACAAAGATGGCAAATGCTTTGGTTTAATAGTGAAACCGGTGAGCAACAAGAACTTAGATATGCAACTAATCAAAATTCACCTTTTGTAAGTGAACAAAAAGGAGAAGCTACATTAGGGCATATAATGTTTAAAAATGGTTCTTTATTTGTTCCTAAAGAAAAACAAAATTTGCAAAAAATGCTTTCTTTATATCATCCTAAGAAAGGTATATTATATTACGAATATGATCAAGTTGAAGTTGCTGAAGATGATTTAGATGATTTGCTAATGGAAGTAGATGCTCTAAATGCAGCAATGAGTATGGAAATAGATCAGATGGAAGCAATATTAAGAGTTGAGGTTGGATCTAAAGTAGCAGATCTTACTTCTAAGGAGATCAAAAGGGATTTATTGCTATTCGCTAAGAAAAATCCTAATTTGTTCTTAAACTTAGCTAATGACGAAAATGTAGAATTAAGAAATTTTGCAATTAAAGCTAGTGAAGCTAATATTATTTATTTATCAGCAGATCAAAGAAGTATACATTGGTCTTCAAATGATAAAAGATTAATAATTGTTCCTTTTGATGAAAATCCATTTTCTGCGTTTGCTTCTTACCTTAAAACTGATGAAGGTGTAGAAGTTTATAAATCAATAGAGAAAAAACTATATTAACATGTAATATTATAATAGTTAGGCCGTGTTAAAAGCGGCTTAACTTTTATAATTAATAATAAATAAACAATGGCAATAAACGTAAATACTGTATATCAAACAGTTTTATACATATTAAACAAAGAGCAAAGAGGTTATATACCTCCAGCTGAGTTTAATAGTTTAGGAACTCAGGTACAGCTTGAAATATTTGAAAAGTATTTTGAAGACTTAAATCAACAATTAAGGGTTCCCCAAACTGATGATACATATGCAAGCCGTGTAGAAAATATTGATGAAAAAATATCTATATTTAAAACATTTGGTAATGCAGTTTACGATAATACTTCAACCCCAGGCCAACAATATTTTACTTTACCTACAACCGATATTTACGGAACTATTGTTTCATTCTACAGACTAGGCGAAGTAATATATAAAGATATTACAGAAGTACAAAGATTACAAAGAAATGATTTTTATAATATACAAAAATCAAAGCTTACAAAAGCTACAGAAGTTTTTCCTGTATATTTATATGAAAATAATAAATTATTTATTCAGCCAGCAACAATAACAAGTAACATAGTTGTTGATTACGTTAGAAAGCCTAATGATATAGTATGGGGATTTAATGTAGGTACTTTAGGACAATATATATATAATAATGAAACTTCAGTAAATTTTGAATTACACGAGTCTGAACAAACAGAAGTTGTTTTAAAAATATTACAATATTCTGGTATAATAATAAGAGACCCCCAAGTAGTTCAAGCTGCTAGTCTACAAATCCAAAAAGAAGAAATAAATCAAAAAAGTTAATAAGCTATGGCAAAACCCAATGGAGGTTTAATAACCGAAACAAATAGACAATATTACGCTGGGGCACAAAGTTTTATAGCGGATGGTACTCAATTTTCATACACCGCTACTTTTGATACTAATTTAATTTTTGGTGGATATGCCCCTTCATCTGCTGGCTATGCTCAAAACAATTTTAAAGTATACTCAAGCACTACAGGAGCTGGAAGTAGTTATATTGAATACACAGCCCCATATACTGTTGTTGATAATATTATAACATTAGAAGCACAATTGCCCGTAGGAAATTATTTTGTTATACAATTAAAAAGACAAGATGGTGGCATTTATGGAGATCAAGATGCTTATGGCAATACTGTAGAAGATAATTATGGTGGATATGCATACATAAAAATTTCAGATTTAATAAATAATTTTATAGTTGCTTACGTTGGTGCTGGAAAACTTATACCTAGTGTTAAAAGAACTGACGTTATTTTTCACGCTAAACGTGCTTTACAAGAATTAAGCTATGATACTTTAAAAAGTATTAAATCCCAAGAATTAACAATCCCTCCAAATCTTTCAATCCCTCTTCCACAAGATTATGTAAATTACGTAAAAACTTCTTGGATTGATCAACAGGGTGTTAAACATATAATATATCCTACTACACTTACTTCAAATCCTTACGAAATATTACCACAAGATTATACAGGAGACCCTATACAAGATAATTTTAATGAAAATGTTAGGGCTACTTCAATAACTGAAGAACGCTGGGACAATGCAAATGATAAATTGATTACTGGTAATTTTAATAATGCAGCTTATGATCAATCTGTTTTTTATAATTATCAATTTGCTGATGGCCTTTTAGGACAACGTTATGGAATGAATCCGGAAATATCTCAATTCAACGGATGGTTTACCATAAACGATAGAGAGGGTAGTATGGCTTTTTCAAGTAATTTAAACGGGGCTCTAATAATATTAGAATATATATCTGACGGAGTTGCATATGACCAAGACATGAGAATACCTAAAATGGCCGAAGGGGCTGTTTATGCTTATTTAAACCATGCAATACTATCCTCTAAAATTAATACTCCTGAATACATAATAAATAGATATAAAAAAGAAAAATTTGCTGCTACTAGAAACGCTAAAATTAGATTGTCTAATATTAAATTAGATGAAATAGCGCAAATAATGAGGAACAAATCTAAATGGATTAAAAGTTAAATAGATGGCAGAAGTTAAAAATGCTTTTATAGGGTCTAAAATGAATCAAGACCTTGATGATAGATTAGTACCATCAGGGGAATATAGAGAAGGCTTTAATATACAGGTTAGTAAATCACAAGGCGCAGATGTAGGTGCCTTAGAAAATGTTTTAGGCAATCAAATTATAAAAGATTTTGAGGCTTTAACCGTTCCTGGTATACAAGTCATAAAGGTATTTCCAAATCCTACTAAAAATACAATATATTTATTCCTTACTAATAATACCGACAATAATTATATTACCAACCCTACTTATAACCCTTCTGCCGAAAATTTTATATATGAATACAATGTATTAAATGGTGATACAATTAAATTATCGGAAGGAGCTTTTTTAAATTTTTCTACTACTAACCCCATTACCGGTGTTAATATGCTTGAAAATTTATTGTTCTTTAATGATAATAGAAATCAGCCACGCAGATTAGATGTTACTAGAAGGAGTGCTAGCGGGGGCGTTTATTATACTAATGAGGACTTAATATCTGTAGCCCAATACAACCCTTACCAGCCAATAGAACTTTATAAAGTAAGTTTGGTAGAAGATGCGCTGGGGGCTTATGAATCCACCATGTACGATGTAGTGAATGAATTTTTACCAGATGGAGTTACTCCTAACCCTTATTATAACGCTAATTACGCTGGTGATCCTGATTTTTTAGAAGATAAATTTGTAAGATTTACTTATAGATTTAAATTTAATACCGGAGAATATTCTTTATTAGCTCCTTTTACACAAGCTCTTTTTATACCTCAACAAGATGGTTATTTTTTGTCCGGTGATGAAGAAAGCGCTTACAGAAGTACTATTGTACAGTTTATGCAAAATAAAGTAAATCAAATTCTTTTGCAAATACCTATTCCAGCTAGCACCGGAAGTGATTTTGTTTCTAATTTTAACATTAATGAAATAGAGGTAATATTTAAAGAATCAGATTCACAAGCATTATATGTAGTAGATGTTATATCAGCAGGAGCAATACAAACCAGCACGACTAACTACGTTGAATATGATTATCAAGCTAAAAAACCATTTAAAACATTACCTGATTCTACTCTAATAAGAGTATATGACAAAATACCTGTTAAAGCTTTATCACAAGAAATAATTGGCAATAGAGTTGTATATGGTAATTATCAAAATAAACATACTCCTCCATCCTCATTAAATTATGACGTTGGTATTTCTACTAAATCTAACTTTGATTTACAAAACGCATTCCCCCCAGAAAATACCACTAGCATAGTTGAATATCCTAATCATACGTTAAAACAAAATAGAAATTATCAAGTAGGAGTAATACTTTCTGATAGATATGGAAGATCATCTACTACTATATTATCTTCTGTTACTTCGGGAACAATAGAATCAGGTGTTTTGTACGGAGCATCTACAGTATATAATCCATATAGAATTGGTACTTTAGGAAATAATTCACCTTTTTCAGAACCAGTTGGTTCTTGGCCCGGCGATTCCTTAAAAATAAGGTTTGATAGTTCAATACAATCAAATAAGTCCGTTCCCACTGGGGAGCCTGGTTTATACAATGGCAATCCTACTAGCCCAAATTATAATCCATTGGGTTGGTACTCTTATAAAATAGTTGTTAAACAGCTAGAACAAGAATATTACAATGTTTATTTAGGTGGAATATTAAATGGTTATCCTGGCGCGCCTACTACCCCTCCAGACCCGCAAAATACAACAGCATTTTTAACCCTTATAAATGATAATATAAATAAGGTTCCAAGAGATCTTGCTGAAGTTGGCCCAGATCAAAAACAATATAGAAGTAGTGTGCAGCTTTTTGGTAGAGTAACACCAAATAGAAGTACATCACCTACATATAATCAACAATATTATCCCGGCCAAATAGATAGTATAACACCAACAACTTCTAAAACACTATTGCCTTTTTCTGATACAGTTAATACAATCGGGGAAGAAGATAATATTATTACCACAGGCACTTATGTTGATCTTTACCAAACTAGCTCTAATCCGTATTTAGCTAGAATAACTCAAGGCAATACAACTAATCCTATTGGTTCATTACCAATTGCTAGTGGATCATATAACTTTTTATTAGGTATTTATGAAACTGAGCCTGTAGTTTCAAGGCTTGAAATATTTTGGGAAACATCAACAGCTGGTTTAATATCAGAACTTAATGAAGCTATTACAACAGGTACTAATGAAGTTGTAGGGCTATTTGGGTTTACATGGGACTTAACCGAAGC